AATATAAATTTTTAGATTTTTATCTTGGCTCAAATTGCTCTAAACCAAAACCGCCAAGTGTATCAAAACCAGCAGACTCAAAGTTTTTAGGACCTGTATTTCCTTTTCTTTGTTCTATTAGTTCTGATTGTTGAGAAGCTTGAATTTTGGTTCGTTTGTCTTTACGATCTTCTTTAAAGCTTTCTTTATCTTTAATCACTTGCGATTCAACTTGTTTAAGTTGCATGTTTAATTCAAACTCATGATACATAAGTTCTTTTTTAACTGCAGCTTCTTTTTCTAGTTTTTGTATTTCTAATTGAGCCTTTAATTGTTCTAGTTGAGCTTTGCTTTGTGTAAGCGCTTGCTCTTTTTGCATTTCAGCTTGAGCAGCTTCTTGCGCAGCTCTAGCATTTGACTCTGACTGTGCTTGAATATTCTCAAGCTGCATAGCTCTATCTTTGTCTGCTTTTTTCTTTCTTCTTATTTTAAGCAGTTGATTAGCTAGCTTTATATTTTTAACGTCTCTAATATCAATAGCATCTTCAAGATATATCTGATCTCTTTGTAGTGCTGCTTGAATATTATTTTCTAGTAATTGTTTTTCTTCTTCATCAGGCGCTAACTCTAAGAATATTCCAAAATCATGCAGGTGTAAATCTGCTATTTCTTCAAGAGTACCAACATTAAACTTACCAATACCATTTATAAAAGCATTTTTAGTATTAGAGTATTCTAATACATCAGATATTCTAAGTGAAATGTTTTCTGCGGTTTTTAAAGTAATGTATAAACCTGATTGTAATATATGTCTAGTGGCAGTGTTAGAGTTAGCAGCAGCTAATTTTTGTAAACCAACAAGAGAGTTTTTGTCTGGCATACTACCGTCTCTTGCCTCGTTTAATCCTGTAACATCACGTATCATTTGTAGATAGTAGTTGTAGGAATTAATTAAGCTAGATATTTTTTGATTACCACTAGAAGACTGTAGCTCTTGAACAGGCATACGACCGTGATTAAATTCACCGTCTTGCGTCATTGATCTACCAATAACCGAACCTGTTTGGAAATACATGTTAAGTGCTTCTTGTGGATTATAGTTTGTGCCATTACCAAGATCAATCTCAGCAATAGCATCAGCGTCAAGATAAACACCATCAGGTACCATACGAGACATCACCTGTTGTAATTTAAGGTGAGTTAATTGAATCATATCAGCGAACGTAGTCATACGGCTAACTAAAGATTCAATCTTACCTTTATACATACGAGGAGCAACAATGTTATAAGACATATTAACTTTAGTCGTGTCTGACTTAGGTCTTGTCATGTTTTCAGCTAGTTGCCATTTAAGCACTTTATTTAATCCTATAATTTTTACACCTTCATATAATACCTCAATAGATCTGTTTACTTTTTCAAAACGAGATCGGGCATCTTTTGGAGGATTAAATGAGTCGTCTTTTTTAATTGGCTTCTGTGCTCCAGTAGAAGTTTCTTTGATTTTATATACTTGGTTCTGATATGTTTTGTACTCATAATAAAGTACATATACGTGGTTAGTATCTTCAGCGTCAGAATAAGCGTAGGTTCTATTGTAAAGCAAAGCATTACTACCAGTACCTTCAATTTCTTTAATATCATCATCTGTTAGTTCTGGGTATTGCTTTTTTAAATCAACAACACTTACTCTTCTAATTTCTCCAGCATAATAAATGTCATCAAAATATGGTGACTCTGTNTAAGAGTAAACGATATCTGCTGGATCTACATAATCAATTTTAATACCTTCAGAAGTATTAAAGCTTGTTTTGTTACAAGCTATACCAATAGTTACTAAATCGTAATCTAATCTTTTCTTAAGTAAATCGTATTTGTTATAATCAAAAACGTTATTTATCGCCTGCTCTTCAGCTATTTCAATACTTTGCTTGTAGTCNAGCTGCATGTGTANTTGAAGCTCTTCTTCGTTTTCAGGTATATTTTGAACAGGTAGATTAAATGTATTTACACCTAAAGTTTGTTGTATNTTAAGCTTTTCATCAAAAGCATACATATCCATTAAAGCAGCNTTAACATAATCAGTTTTCTTTTTTATAGAAAATTGATCTTCAGAATATGCTTTAATGTCATACATCCTTTCACCAATACCATTTACAACGATGTCTACAAATTTAGGTATGATTGGTACTGGTTTCCAGTCTAAATTTAAATAAGATAAATCGCCATTAATAGACAACTCATCTTTGTATTTTTGTATAGACTGTTCACCTCTGGCGTATAACCTTAGCCTATGAAAATTATCTCTATTAGCGTAATAGCTAACAGAACCTGTATCTCTTTTAAACCATTCGCTTTCTATAGCGTTGGCTACTTCAAGACCATATTCTGGACTAGCTTTTACAGCATCCTCAACCGCTTGGCTAGGGAATATACCTTTTGGTAATATTTTCGACATCTATTCTATTATTTTTGAAGTGTACCCTTTATTGTTGTATTTTTTAAAACCAAAATTTAATTTTGTGGTTGTTCTTTCTTGTGTTGGCGCATACATGTGTCTATTACACGCCATTATTGCTAAACCTGAACTAATAGCCGCGTCAAATAATGTTCTTTTATTTATATCGAACTTAGCCCAGTCATTAAGTGTTCTGTTAAAGTACATGTTGCCNTATTCATTGTCCTCCTTGATTCCTACGTACTTTTGTATATAACTTTCTATTGCAGCTGCATGCGCTTGTTTAATGTCTTCACCTGAATTTGGTATACCTCCGATTTCTTTTTCTGTCGCAGATAACTTATTATATGTTTTATCAGGTCTGTTCATTGAATAACCTCNATAACCTCTACGCTTTAAATAGTATAATAATCTTGGCTTGTTATTTTCAGCAAGTATTGGCATACCATAAAAAATTAAAGCCATTAAAACATCTTCGAAAAACATCTCGGCTGTTTGAGGTCTAGCTACATACTCTAAGAAAAAAGCATTTGGAGGCGCATCCTCCATGCTAAACTTTGTAAGACCATGCAAAGAACCTTTCGATCCTCTACCATCTACAGTACCCGATATATCATAAGGGTCACAGCCAAAAGCTCCAATATGTTCATTGCCGGGATATTTTATACCGTTTTTAAGAACTACTCTGTTTTGTAAGCTAACAGGTGGAACCCAAGAAACATTAAATCTACCGCTACTATCAGGTGTAAATACCACTTTAGTATCTTTAACACCGTTTTCCCATTGAAAACTTCCCTTAGTAACTAAACCATTATATTTAGCTTCTTCATTAAAATCTATTTGTTCGTAGATCTTTACTAGATTAAATATACTATTTTTCGTTTCGTCACGAAAAGCATGCTCTGTTGTTCTTGGAAACTGACGGTAAAATTCATTTAAAGCGTCCTGATCATCTTTTAAACCAGCAGCTTCATTTTCCCAATGTTCTATTACTCCAACTTCAATAACCTCTCCCATCGGTCCTTCAATTGGGTCTGATGGTGTATCGAATACAGGTAGTCCAAAAGAATCAATGAATCCTTCGTAGTTCCACTCCATAGGAATGAACAGACTATATAGTCCACTGCGAGTTTGTCCATTGCGGTTACGTTTTGTGACGTCTGAATCATTGTAAAGCTTTTTAAAATTTTCTCCACCTTTGTCCAGCGCATTGGATGTACTTCCCATCATACATTTACCAATGATTCGACTACCTAGTCTAAGACATGTTTTTGTAACACGCCAGTTATTTAATATATTGTCAGGTCTCTCCCATTTACCACTTTCATCGTGTACTAGCAGTGCTAGTTTTTCACCATCGTACGAGTTGTCCCCTGTGTTCTTCCAGTCGATCGTCGTGTCGAGACCTTCCATGATCTCCCTCTCTTTGTTTTGTATAGACTTCTTTGTGAGTTTCGAGGCTGGTACTCTATACGCGAGTTCCGACTTNGGTCTGTCCATACCGTCCTGTATTGGTTTGAAAAAGAACGGGTAGTTAATTGATATTGGTACAACCTTGTCAGTAAACATCTTTTTAGCGTCGGCTCCAGACTTGGACAATATACCAAATCTTCCATCTGACGTAATTGTAGCAAGGTTAACGGTCTCTGAGCTTGACATAAACGAAAAGCCTGAACGTCTGTTTTTAAGGTAGCACATGCCGTAACATCTACTATCGGCCTTGCATGCCTCCCAAAATATAAAGAATAACCTGTTGGCCTCGCGAAAGTCCGGACGTCCCACATCGATTTTGGTCCACTGCAAGTACATGTAGTGAGTACCAGTAATATAAGTAGGCTTGTCCTTGTTAAAAAACCAAAAACCGTTTTCACGCCTGTCAAATTCTTCTTCAATATAATCCTCCCATTGTTCTTTAAACTCGTTAGACGTATCTCTCCAATCAAATATTGTTTTTATACGACTTAGTTCTTTAGGGTAATCAAATGCGGTCCAGCGTTTTTCTTTGTTGCTATACACATTATTTTCTTTCGGCAGCGCGATACGTAAATTTTGTATCTCGTATATTTCACCGATCTCTCCAGTCTTGCTTATAACTACAATATCGTTCTCTTTATCATATCCATATTTCCAGGATTTAGATTTATTTCTACGATGTATTGTAGTCAGTTTCACTGGTTCTACGATCTTGTATAATGTTTGCTTATACATTACTTAGATCTCCTTTCTGCAAAACCTTTAAATGATTCTTTTTTATCTTCTAAAGGTTTATTATCTAACATTGCTTGTTCTTCTTGAATTTTTGTTAGTATTTCAAAAGCATCAAATATTGCTAGTTTTTTTGTTGCAGCTGCGTTTTTTAATCTATCAGCAGAAACATCATCTTCAGTGTGAGTAATAATTTTCTCTTCTGCAACTCGTATTAATTCCTCAACCGCTTTGAAGCCAGCTTGGATTATACTCTTCTTCTGTTCCTTGATGTTCATATTTAATACAAATTGAATTAGTGGGTACTCGATATAATCTCTGCCCGTCTATAATAAACTGGTATTCACTACCAGGTGTAAAACCTACTATTGAACCAGGTTTGATACCATTTTTAATTAAATTATTATCAGCGTAAACCATGCGACCTGTAAGTGGTTCTTCTTTATCTATAGAAAAATCATCTTTATTTACAAGTGGCTGTACAAAACAATAACCATCAACTGGTTTCCATGTACCATTTCTTTTGTACATAAAAATAAGTTCTGGTTCTACAAAAAAAGTTTCATCATCAAAATAGTTTCTACTATCCTTTTCCTTGCCTCTAACGTCGTAATATCTTCTAAATACATTATGATGAAGTATTACTTCGTCTCCTTTTTTTATACCTGTTTTTTCGTTTATTGGTGATTCTAAAACAATACCTCTTCTACTGACATACTCATGGTTTTGCATTTCAGTATTTAATATTAATTCGGTATCGTTTATTTTCTTTTTGTTTTCGTATCGGTCTTGTACTGGCTTTATTATAAAAAAATATAAACTGCGCATTTAATATTCAAGGTTATATTCAACACTTATTGCCATGTTCTTGTTAAAATCCTTCCAAGGAATTACATCTTTACCTTTTTTTATATATATACGAAACTTATCTTGTTCTTCTACAATATCACAAATTTCATGCCCGCCATATACCTCCTGACCTACAGCGTAATGCATTGCAGAGTCCTTATAATCTCTACCAATGCTAATTTTTCTAATTAAATTCATATTAAATTGTTTTAACGCACCTATTTTTTCTTTTTCTTAGGCACGCAATTAGGGACTTTACGTCCTCCTTTTTTCTTCATACCAATCATTTCATAACCTGACCAGCATGGAGATTTTTTACTTTTTCTTTTCATGGCTTACCATTTTACTTTGTCAGCCCAATAGGCAGCGGACATTTTACCTTTTTTAATGTTTTTAGAGTGACGAGCTTTAAAACTCTTGCGTCTCGCTTTAGACTTTGCATCAGTCTTTTTTCCTGCTCCACTAACTCCTTGCTGCCCAAATCTAATAATTTTCTCTTGTCCATTAGAACATGCTTTTACAACGTGTGATTTTGTGGGGTGACTAGGTGTTCTTTTAGGCTTGTTACAAGCCATTTTAGATTTATCTAGTTTAGCCATTTTTACTTTAAAGCTTTTTTAACGTTTTTTACTCTTGTTTTTGTGTTTTCTACTTTTTTGTTTACGTCTTCTTTTATTTCTTCAATTTTATCCTCAATAACATCAGGAATAAAATCACCGTCTTTATCATCTAAAAGACCTTTGTTTTTTGCTTTAATTGCAAGAAACCATAAACCACCTAAAACTAGTAGAACGACTAATAAAATTAAAATTATTTTCATTTTTCTTATTTTTTACATTTGCCTGCGTGTACTTTACCGCATTTTGAACATTTCTTTTTTGATCCTGATTTTTTACTCTTCCCGTAAGGCATAGTTTCTAGTTGTTTTCTTGTTAATAATCTTTTTACCTTTCTTTATCTTTAATCATGTCGTCTATAGCTTTATTCATAACCTTATCAGTGTATGATTTATTCTTATAGAAAACATTTGATTGTGTTATTGGTATATCCTCTTTACCAAGCATAATACGATAAATTCTATTTATCATAAACTTGGTTTTTTGAGCTGTTTTATAAATAGCGTATTTTGAATCAGATCTATTTCTTTCTCTCCATACGTCTATCCAACCTTCTCTTCTTAATCGTTCCCAACGGTGCTTATCCCAAGTGTAAGTATAAACACCGTTTATAAAATCTTCTCTAGTAAAAAGATCTTTGCAATCAAGATATATTAGAAGTTCTATATCAGCTTCTTTTAGTTTGTATTGCTTAGAAGCCCATTTTCTAATTATTCTATAGTATTTTAATAGATTTAATTCTTTTAAATCTGATGGCTCTAGTCTCACTCTACAATAACTACGTCTCCAACTTTTATTACTTGATAAAGTTTATCATCATAAATAATACCATGACCAGCTCTTTTATCATATCTAATAATGTCAGACTCTTTTATTCCTTCAACTAGATTACCAACACTTATAACTATACCTTTAGAATATCTTTCTTCATCGTTTTGTGATTCTGAAAGTTCTAAGCCCCCTATTTTTTTAGGAGGCTGTTTTATTTTTTCTACGACTAAATAGTAATTAATGGCTTTCATTTGTACGCATGTTATTAATTACACAGTCTGTTGAAATAATTGTAGCAACAACGCTTAAAGCATTTTTTAATGCTGTTTTAGTTACTAGTGTAGGATCAATAATACCTGCTCTAATCATGTTTACAGGTTTACCGTTAACCACATTGATACCCCAACCTTTTTTATAAGAAAAATCAGATGGTATTTCTATACCAGCATTATCAAGTATTGTATTAAAAGGTGCTAATATTGATTTGGCAAACACATAACCACCTTTGGTGTTAATGTCAATTGAAGACGCAGCGTTTAGTAGTGCTACACCACCGCCTGGTACAATACCTTCTTTTAACGATGCCTTAACAGCGTAAATAGCGTCTTCG